TGAGGCCGCGATTGAGTCGGCCAAGCAGGCCGCGGAGGCTGCGCGCCAGGCGGCACTGGATCAGGCGTCGAACCTGTTGTCCGGCGTCGACGGCCAGTTCAGCGTGCTCCAGCGCGTGGTCGACCGCCAGAAGAAGGCGCTGCAGGAAGACATCCAGATGCGCACCGACGCGGTCGGCAAGCTGAAGAGCATGTCGGACGCGCTGCGCAGCACGCTCGACGGTATGCGCACTCCAGAACAGCAGGAGGCGGATCGCTCGAGCGCGCGTGCTGAGATCGGCGCGGCGCTGGCGATTGCTCGCGCCGGCGGCCCGCTGCCGGACAGCGAGAAGCTGCAGCGCGCGCTGGCGGCGATCGGCAATGGCCCGTCCACGGATGGCTACGCCACGCTGCAGGATTTCCAGCGCGACCTGTTCGGCACCCAGGGCGACCTGGCCGAACTGGCGAAGCTGACCGACGGCGCGCTGACGGTGGAAGAGAAGAGCCTGAAATCGCTGGAGGACCAGGTCAAGCAGTACGACCTGATGCTCGAGCGCGAGCAGGAGCAGATCGACGTCCTGAAGGGCATCAGCACCATCGGTCTTTCGATCGAGCAGGCCATCCAGGCGCTGCACGGCGCAATGCAGGCCGCCAGCGCGAACCCGATCAACTCGGCTACTTCTGCGATCAGCCAGGCCTACCAATCCTCTCTCGGCCGTGCGCCGGATGCGGATGGCCTGAAGTATTGGCAGGACCGGGCCGCCGGCGGAATCTCGACCGGCGCCATCGTCGATTCGATCAAGGCCTCTCCCGAGGCGCAGATCCAGAAGCTCTACCAGGAGGTGTTCGGCCGCACGGCTGACGCGGCAGGGCTGAGCTACTGGACTGATCGGCTCGGCGGCGGTATCAGCCTGGGCGCCATCCGCGACACGTTCGAAGAGAGCGACGAAGCGAAGAAGAAGCTGCGCGGCTTTGCGGTCGGCACGAACTATGTGCCTGTCGACATGCCGGCGCAGATTCACCAAGGCGAGCGCATCATCCCTGCGGCCGACAACCGCGAGCTGATGCGCCGGCTGGCCAGCCCTCCGGAGAACAACGACGTGCTGGCAGCTGCCGTTGATCGCTTAACCGAGACCGTGGCGCGCCAAGAGCGCGTGATCGGTGATCTGCAGGTGGCGCTTGATAAAACGCAGGCCAATACAAAACGCTTTGCTGACGGCTTCGAGATTCTTAGCAATGGATACGACGCTTTGCGTACGAGAGAGGAGGCAACTGCATGAATTCGTCTGACTTCCGGATTGTCAGGCTAATCCCGATCACCGGCGCCGCGCTTGTGTCGTCTAGCGTGCCGATCACCGAGCCGCTGTGGGTGGCTGGCACCTATACGCTCGGCGCGAAGGTGCGCGATGCTGCGAACTTGACCTATGAATCGCGGGTGGCCACGAACACAGCGCCGCTGAGCGACAAAACAAGTTGGCTTCCTTTGGGCGCCACCAATCGATGGAAAGCCTTCGACAAAGCCGTGAACAGTCAGACCTCGGCACCAGGCTCTCTCACCTTCACGGTGAAGCCTGGGACCCTGGTCAATACGGTGATGCTGCTCAACGTCGAGGGGGCGGTGGTAACCATCACCCAGTCCGACAGCGGGTACACCCGGACGAAGCGCCTGGTCAGGCATGACGTGCTGAATTGGTACGACTTCTTTTACGAGGAGCCAATCCGGGCAGGCGACGCCGTCTTTGACGATGTCCCGCCATACCCGGCGGCAACGCTGACCTTCACGGTCGACAACGGAGCGGGCGAGGCCAAGATCGGCGCATGTCTGATCGGGCGGTCTAGAACAATCGGCAAGGTTACGGCCAGCATGTCCGGTGGCGTGTTGAGCTATTCGACGTCGACGGTAGACGCCTTCGGCAACGTAACGATGGTCAAGCGCAGCAATGCGAAACGCCTGAACTTCGATGTGCTAATCCCAGCGGGCTTCGAGGATGAGGCTTATCGAGTCCTCTCGGCCTACACGGATACGGAAATCGGAATTATTGCTGGCGATCGCTACGCCATGGGCATCGGCTATGGCTTCCTCGGTCAGTGGGATGTACCAAAAAGCGGCAGCGGCCGAACTGCCCCAATCGAATTTAAAGGACTTGTATGATTGATGAACTCCCTCTTGCGCCGGACCCGGCAACTGATTCCCCTGCGGAATTCAGCTCAAAAGCCGCAGCATTTGTACTGGCGCAGCGCGCGCTGCCCAGCCAGATTAATGCGATGGTGGGCGAGTTCAGCGCGCTGCTGGCGGGCAACGCGTATGCGCTGCCATACGGATTCGATTCGGCCACGGCAAACGCGGCGCCTACCGCTGGCCGCCTGCGCCTGTCTGCCACGGCCCAAAACGCTGCGACCGCGATCCGCCTCAGCACAACTGCCGGCGACGTGGACGTCAGTAGCATCCTGAGCACCTTCGACGCTGCAACCAGTGGCGTCAAGGGGACGATCAGGCTGGTCAGCGCAACCAACCCCTCGAAGTGGCTGATGTTCAATGTCACCGCGCGCGCGGCGCTCTCGGGCTACCAGAACCTGACCGTATCGCCAATCGGCGGCAGTGCCGTCAGCCCGTTCACCCAAGGCGAGTCGCTGCTTCTTTTCTTCCAGCGGAACGGTGACCTGGCGACGGTCTTGCCGAATGGGCAGATCGTCATCGCGTCGTACCCCATTACGGCACCAACTGCTGCCATCAATTTTCTGACTGCTTTCAACCAGTATCCGGAGTGTTCGAAATTCAGTCTTGAGTTCGAGGGGGTCAAAGGCACTGGCGCAACGGGTTTGCAGTTCGCCGTCGGCGGCGCCCTGACAAGCTCGAACTATTTCACCCCTACCACCCATGGCGGCTCATTCTCGTCTGATACGAAAATCCAGCTTTATGCTGGTGCGGCGTCGAGCTATGGCTTCACCGGCACCATCGAAATTCGAAATCCCCGTGGGACGAACTCAGCGACGGGCGTTGGCATCAGGGGGCACGGCGGGGTTACTGGTAGCGCTGGCTCTGGCGTGCAGTTGACCGAGGCGCTTTATATCGGCGCGACCGCAGTAAGCGGGCTCGGCCTTTCAAACTCGAGCTTTACCGAGGGAACGATCCACCTGATCGGACATCGGACTAAATTGTGAGGATGAGCATGTTGCAAACAGTCGACTTTTCCGATGGCCAGTTCACCGCCCGCGCAATGACGGACGACGAGCAGGCCGCCCACGCAGCGAGCGTCCGAGAGGATCTGCTTGCGGATAAAAACGCCGAGATTGATCGATCGCGCGCAGCCGCGAACGCGTCTGTTTTCCCATTCCAAGACAAGCTGATTGCCTGCGATGCGTTGTCGCGCTCGGACATCGACGGCGTCGCCAACCATATCGCGCTGTTCGGCGCTTTCCCGGTCGGCTTCCCGGGCGGCTGGAAGGCCACCGACAAAACGATGCTGCCATTGCCCGACGTCGACGCATTCCGTGCGCTGTATGCAGCGATGACGGAGCAGGGCACCCGGAACTTCAACCGCTCGCAGGAACTGAAGGTGCACCTGGCAGCGGCCAGCACGCCGGAAGAGATCGCGGCCATCCAATGGTGATGACATGAAAGCAGCGTTCTATAAGGGCACGCGCCCAGGACCGGCCGGCATCTACAGCCGGGTGGTGCGGTGGTGGACGAAATCGCCGTACTCGCATGTCGAGCTGGTGCTGGCCACCGGCCGCGCCTGGTCGTCGTCGTTCGAAGACGGCGGTGTGCGCTCCAAGCTGATCGACTTCGACCCGGCGCGCTGGGATCTGGTCGACCTGCCGCCTGCGCTCGAGCCTGCGGCCGTGGCCTGGTTCGAGGCGCACCGCGGCGCCGGCTACGACCTGGTCGGTAACCTGCAGTTCGTGATTTCTCCATTGCCGCACAGCCGGCGCCGCTGGTTCTGCTCGGAAGCGGTGGCCGCCGCGCTCGGCATTCCCGATCCCTGGCGATACGCACCTGGCACGCTGGCCAGCGCGCTGACCCTCCTGCAACAACCCGCTCCGGCGGGTTTTTTTACGCCTGCTGAAAGGCATCAATGAGCAAAGTATCCGCGCCGGAAATCGGCAGTTACGCCGGCGGCGCAACGGCGATCGGGGCATCCCTGACGCTGACCCAGGTTGGCATTCTCGTCGGCATCGTGACGGCGCTGCTGACCTTCGCCCTGAACGCTTGGTACACCGGCAAGAAGAACGCGCGCGAGCAGCTGCTGGTCGACCTGGAGCTGCGCGAGCGAGAAGTGCGCTTGGCCCGCTCCTCCAGGTGGGCAATCAACAAACCAGCGCCGACAGTCCGTCGACGCGCAAACCGAAAGGACAGAACGTGAATTTCATCGAAGACGCACGCAAGCAGTTCCCAAAACTCTGGTCGGTGCGCTTCGCGCTGCTGGCAGCCGTCGCCTCGGCCATCGAAGCCGGCATGAACCTGTACGCCACTGGCACCGCGCCGATCCTGGTGGTGGCCACCGGCATGGCCTCGCTCGGCGCCGCGATCGCGCGCGTGGTGGCACAACCGTCGGTGACCGGCAATGGCTGAGCGCGCAACCATCCAGCGGCGCGGCCTGGTCGCGCTGGTCGGCGCCGTCGCCGCGACTGCGCTGCTCGCGTTCACGCCGAAGTTCGAAGGCACCGAGCTTTCCACCTACCGCGACATGGGCGGCGTGCTCACGTACTGCACCGGCGCCACCGAGAACGCGGCCTGGGGCAAGACTTACACGCCCGCGCAGTGCCGGGCCCAGCTCGACCGCGACCTGGAGCGGCACGCCGCCGGCATCGCCGCGTGCATCCCGCTGGCGCGCCTGACGGACGGCCAGAAGGTGGCCTTCGTCGACGTCGCCTACAACATCGGCGTAGCCGGGTTCTGCGGCTCGAGCATGGCGCGCCGCACGAAGGGCGGCGACATGGCTGGCGCGTGTAATGCGCTGCTGCTGTGGAACAAGGTCGGCGGCAAGGAAGTGCGCGGGCTCACGCGCCGGCGCCAGGCCGAGCGCGAACTGTGCTTGAAAGGGCTGCCATGATCCCGCTCCAGTACCGCGCGCTGGCGGCCGGCCTGGGCCTGCTGCTGGCCATGGCCCTGGCCGGCGCCGCCGGCTGGTTCACCAACGGCTGGCGCCACAGCGCAGAGATCGCCGAGCTGCGCCGCCTGCACGCCGAGTTCCGCGCCACGCTGTCGGAGGACGCGCTCACCACGCTCCAGGCGGATGCGGCCGAGGTGCGCCGCGCCGCGAGCGAGTTCGCCGCCATCCAATCCACCCTGGCGCCGAAGATGACGGCGCTCACCAAGGAGCTGCGCAATGCGAAACCTCTGCCTGCTGATTGCCGCCCTGATGCTGTCCGGGTGCGCAACCTCGACGCCGCAATCGACGCCGCCAACAAAAGCATCCCTCGATAGCGCGCTGGCGGCGCCGTGCACGGCGATCGAGCGCCCGGCCGCCGCCGACTATGACGTGTGGCAGGCCTGGGCTATCGATCTGCTGCGTCAGTACGCTGAGTGCGCGGCGCGCCACGCGAAGACGGTTCAGGCCTGGCCGAAGTAGAGCGCCGCAACCACGGCTTGAGCAGAACCCGCACAGCCAGGTCGAGCGGAACGCCGTATTCGCGCAGGCTGACGGCTGCCGCGTGCGCGCCATCCGAGTCCGCAAGGCACAGGGCGGTGTCGAGCTTCGCGGCAATCTGGCGATCGGTTCGAGTGTGCATCTGCCGATCTTAGCTGCCTGATCGCCGCCCATTTTGGGGCAGGTCAATTTGACAAGATGCTATACTGTATAAACGTACAGTATTTCAGTGAGTCAACTATGACTAGCTCTGCCTCAACAATCAATCCCGAAGAAGTTCATCCAGCGCTTTGGCGCGCCTCGCAGCTCGCGCGCAACCACACACGATGCATCGACAGTGGCCACCCATCGCTTAATCTGCAGCTGCCTGGTGGTGGATGGCCGAGCGGCACGATGGTCGACCTGCATGTGCAGCAGCCCGGGATCGGGGAGGTGCGGTTGCTGGCGCCGGCGCTGCGGGCCGCGGCTGATCGCAAGATTGTGATGCTGCAGCCGCCGCACGCGCCGCAAACTCTGGCGCTGGCGGCGATGGGCATCGAGCCGGCGCAGCTGCTTTGGCTGCGCGCAGACCGCACGGCGGACATGCTGTGGGCGGCCGAGCAGGTGTTGCGGAGCGGAAGCTGCGGCGCGCTGATGTTCTGGCAGACGCAGATCCGAAACGAGAGCCTGCGCCGCCTGAGCCTCGCCGCCCAGGCCGGCGAAACCCTATTCTTCATGATGCGGCCGCTGGCAGCCGCGCAGGACGCATCGCCGGCGCCGCTGCGCCTGGCGCTTCGGCCGCGCGCCGGCGGGCTCGACGTCGAGTTCGTAAAGAGGCGAGGGCCCCTGCGCGCTGAGCCGTTGTTCCTTCCAATGACGATCGGACCAGCAGTCCACATTCTTCCCCAGCGCAGCACTGCGCCAGCGCACCCATTTGCAGTTCCAGCAGCCGTGCGGTCGTCGACTGAAGTGTCACATTGAGCGGTGACGCTATGCATCTTTAGAGAGAAAAATCGTTTCCGCAACCATGGTACCCAACACGACCTGCCGGGGCTAAAAAGCACCCATCAGGAAGCATGAAGCGGAAACGAAGTTGGCGCATGTGTATGATTTTAAGGGCATTGGCTGGAGTCTTGAAAACTGCCGACGGTGTGAGCCGTTCGTGAGTTCGAATCTCACCGCTTCCGCCATCTACCCCCCATTTTCTCCTATGAAGATGGAAGGGCGGAAGAAGCTTACCCCCATCTGTACCCCATCCTAAACGGCTGACTTTTTGACTCCCGTTTGCAGCCCGTCCAGCCATTTCGCAATCGCG